TTCAGCTCATCATTTAATACAACCGAAGTTACTGTTTATGAAAGTGATGAAGTAACAAATCAGCCTACATATTATTTATTAAAGAAAAAAGCAAAGGTAGTATCCGGAGATGTAAAAACTGCTACTTTTACATTTACTTCACCAAAACAATATGATAAAATAGTTTTAGATGAAACTAATGTTATTGATATTATATCATGTCAAGAGTCAGATGGAGATAATTGGTATCATGTTGAATATTTAGCACAAGATACAATATTTAAAGATGTACCTAATTTATTAGAAAATGATCCTGACTTTGCTCAATATAGAAGTTCTAGTCCTAGTTTATTAAAATTATTGAAAACTTCTAAAAGATTTATTACTAGATTACGAAGTGATAAAAAAATGGAAATTCAATTTGGAGCAGGAATATCAGATAATAATGATGAAGAAATTATTCCAAACCCAGACAATGTTGGAAATGGTATTGCTGCATTTCGTAGACCTATAGACGTTGATATAGATCCATCTAATTTTTTATATACTAGAGCATACGGACAAGCTCCAGCAAATACTACATTAACTATCACATATACAGTAGGAGGGGGAGTTTCAGATAATGTAGCTTCTTCTGTATTAACAAAAGTTGAAAATATAGAATTTGATGATGATCCTAATGCTACAACTAGTACAGCTATGGTTAATTTTGTTAAATCTAGTATAAGCACCACTAATGAATCTCCAGCTAGAGGCGGTAAATCTGCAGATACATTACAAGATATAAAAAATAATGCATTATCTAATTTTGCTACTCAAAATAGATTAGTTACTAAAGATGATTATATTATTAGATGTTATTCAATGCCAGCTAAATTTGGAAGTGTTGCGAAAGCTTATATAGTTCCAGACGATCAATTATCACAAAATCAAATGGAAACAACAAGAATTCCAAATCCATTAGCTATGAATTTATATGTATTAGGTGTTGATAATAATAATAATTTAACAACTTTAAATGATGCAATAAAAACTAATTTAAAAAATTACCTAGATTATTATAGAATACTAACTGATGCAGTTAATATATTAAATGCATTTGTTGTTAATATTGGAATTAAATTTGAAATAACAGTTAATTCAAATTATAATAGTAATGAAGTTTTATTACTTTGTATTAATAAATTAAAAGAATATTTTTCAATTGATAAATGGCAGATTAATCAACCAATTATTATGTCAGACGTAATGAATATATTAGGAAACGTAGATGGAGTTCAATCCGTTGTTGATTTAGACTTTAAAAATCTATTTAATACAGCTGATAATTATTCTGGAAATGTATATGATTTAGAAAGTGCTACAAAACAAGGAATTATTTATCCTCCATTAGATCCTGCAATATTTGAAATTAAATTTTTAAATAAAGATATAAAAGGTAGGGTAGTAAGTGTTTAATTTAATATTTATTTAAAAAGACTAAAATTATGTTTAAAATAATATATCCATCCGCTGATTCTACATTATATGAAGCAAAACCTACGTATAATACTGGTATAGATGAAATACTAGAAGTAGGGAAACATTTAACAGTTGCTGTTACATCTAGCTATGCGTTATCTAGATCATTAATAAAATTTGATATGAATGATGTAAATACAGCACTTACAAAATATGACAAAACAGTAAATGATTGTAAATTTATGTTACAATTATATACTACTCATGCAAAAAATTTACCTTCATCATTTACTATTGATGCGAATGTAGTTGGACAGGATTGGACTAATGGTACTGGATTTTTAAATGTTGATACTGCAATAATAGATGGATGTTCTTGGAATCAACCAAAGTCTGGTTCATATTCTTGGGTTTCTAGTAGTCAAGATATTAATATGCCAGCTGGTAGTACATTATATATTTCTGGATCTGGTAAAGGTGGTAGTTGGTTATATGAATCTGGATCTGCAAATCAAAGTGGTAGTGTTACATTATATTCACAATCGTTTGATGATTCTAATTTAAATGATACTTCAGTAAGACCTACTGATATTAATATCGACGTAACAAATGCTGTTAAACTATGGATATCCGGAAGTGGTGGTTATACAGTTCCTAATTATGGATTTATTTTAAAATATTCTGACGACAATGAATCAGATGCAGCTGTTGGAGGATATGTTAGATTTTTTAGTAGAGATACTCATACTATATATGTTCCTAGATTATTAATGTATTTTGATAAATCTAGTTTTAGTACTGGTAGTTTAGACCCAATTGATTCTGATTCATTTGCAATTTATACTAAATTAAAAAAATCATATAAAGATGAAGAGGTAACAAAAATTAGATTATATGGTAGAGATAAATATCCGCAGAAATCTCCCACTAATACATTTCCTATGCAAACTATTAAGTATATTCCTAGTAGCTCGTTATACTCAGTATTAGACGCCGCTACAGATGAAGTTATAGTGCCATATGACTCTACTTATACAAAGGTTAGTTGTGATAGTACCAGTAATTTTATTTATCTTGATATGTCAGGCCTAATGCCAGAAAGATATTATAAATTAGAATTTAAAATAGTCGATGGATTTCTAGAAGAATACATTAACGATAAATTATTCTTTAAAGTTACAAGATAATACTTCATAATTTTTTAGTTTAATATTTATAGATATATGATTCAAACTAATCAAATTAACATATTAAAATTATTACCAAAACAATCATTTCCAGATGGAGTTGGATATCAAAGTAGCGACCCGGAAGATGCAGATGGAACTGAGGGTTATACTCAAGGAGCATATGCTCTTCCAGATGGCACTCCATATTCTGGTGTTTGGCATATGCACAATAATGGTGTTGTAACAGTAGGAGCAGCAAGTTCACATACAGATATATCGCAAGAAACTGTATTAACATTTATTGGCAATAGTCAAGTAACTACCCCTCCTGGTACGGTAGTAGGAGAAACTGTTGCATTAAGTACAATAAGTGATGCTGATCCAACAGCTGGAAATCCAGATGCTGATCCGCCAACATCAGGAACTACAGTTGATGATTTTACTACTAATTATTTTTCTAATATACAAAAGCAAATTGCAAATGATCCAAACTTAGCTTCATTTGCAGCATTAGAAAAAGCTAATATTAAATTACCAACTGATATTTTAATGACTCCAGAAAAACTTCCAGAAGTTATAGCTGCAGCTCAAGCCCCACCACAACCTACTGCAGAACAATTTCAAACATTTACAAAATATAATAGCAATGGCATTTTTTATAAATCAAATTTATCAGCTGTTATGAAACGAGATAATAAAGGATCTGTTATATTAAATATAGGAAGTAATAATGGCAGCTAAACCAAATACTCAACAGCCAGAACAAGTAGCTCAAAATGAACAAGCAGAAAAAGATATACAAGTATATCAAAATGCTGGAATTCCTGCTAATAATGAAGATTCTATAATTTTTGAACAATTACGAAGAAATTACACAAACAGATCAGTTGTTAAAAATATTGATACTGCTTTTAAATATTTTTCATTTCCTCCAAGCACTACATTAAATATGTCTGATTTTGCTTTACCAGACTTCAATATAAACATTAATGATTTTGGAACAGATCCAGTTTCTGGATTTTATAAAATACCTGCAGAAGCAGATGGAGATTATGGAGCAAATGAATATAAAACAATAAATTTATCATATAATTCGTCTTGGAATGTAGATCCTGGAAACCCACAAGGTCAGGCTGGTCATAGAGATTTGCCATTTAGTCAACCATTATCTGGACCTGCATTAGCAGATGCTCCAGCTTTTGTATTTACTCCAGAAATTATACAATTATTATCTGAATCTAATAAAACAGTAAAATTTACTGTTAGAATTGTGACAAATCAACAAAAAGCTGATGTTGCTGGACCAAATGATTTAAATGGAGATCCATCTAGAAGAAATGTTGGATATGATTTGATATTAAAACGTCATATGCCAACTAAATGGAGAGATAATGCAAAAATTGGAGCAGATGGAAATTATATATATAGAAATTCAACTGGAGTTAGAGCATATATGACGTCTGAAACTCATAGAGCAAATACAGGTCATACCGGAGATAATTCAGATATGTGGCCAAATGTAGAGTTAAGATATATCGTAGATCCTAGGGCTATAGAAGAATATGATGCATGGTCAGCAAAACTAAAAGCCGGAGGGTCGAGTTGGTATTTAAGATCGAGTTGTTGGTGGAAAATTGAATTAATTGATGATCCAGGCTTTGGTATTAGTAATAACACAGTAAGATCAAGAAGATATGGAAAACAAACAGATACTCCAATAACGCGCGATCAATTATTATAAAATATGTTAAATCAATATACAAATAAAGACAAAATTTTAGAAGCAATAAATGCTATTAATGCCGAACGATATAGTTCGTTAGATCGATCATTATTTACAAAGACGCCGTTTCAATATTCTGCAGTAGATCTAGGACAGATTAATTCTGCGAATGAATTTCATGTTTATTCTGGAGAATCATGGATTACAGGAAAACATAAAGTAGATTTAATTGAATTTAATAATCCAATATTTGATGAGGATGGAAATCCAATACAATTATCAGATCCAGTTAAGTTTAATATATCCCAACAATTTTCTAATTTAAATTTAACTTCAGGAAATTATAAAATTGTTTTAAACTTCTTTGAGGATATGATTGGAAGTTATAATCAACAATTACTAGCTATTGATGAAATTTCACCTGATCGTACTGAAATTAGATTGCGTGCAATTGATGAAACAAATCCAAAATTTTTATTATCAATTAATCAATTTATTAATAATGTAAATCAAACATCATTAACTCATGATGCAAATGAGCGATATTTGTTAAATTTTTCTAGAAATAAAACAGCAATGTTTGTTAATAGTGTTGTTGTAGGAAAATATTTATTTGTTAAATTATATGAACCAATTGATAGAACAGTAGAGAAAAATTTTAAATGTTGGGTTGTTAGAGAAAATAAATTACCGTATGTAGACAATGTTTTTGTTAAAGAAGTATTAGATGCAGTTACATTTAATGTATTATCTGGAACTAACTGGTATGCATCCGCAGAACAAAATACTTCTAATGCTACATCGTTAAAATCTTGGAATGACTTATTAGGGTCATCGATGCAAACATCTCAACAAATTGTTGATTCATATTTTTCTGGCAGTTTAGGTGGTGTTAAATTAAATATAGATTTTTCTGATTTTAATAACTTTATATTTTATAGTTCAGCAACAGAACGATTAGAAAATTTTAAATATAAAATTGAATTATTAGAATATTATACAGCACAATCTGCTTCTGCGGCTTTATTATCTGGTTCAGCGGCTATTACAAATGCAGCTGATTATGATAATTTATATACAAATTTAATTGGTGGAATGGATCAATTTGAACAATATTTATATTATGATTCATCTTCAAATATATTTACTCATGACATTCCATTAGCTTCTCCTATAGTAGAATTTGTTACAGGTAGTTATATAGAACCATCGCCAAAATCTAATAATACATATCCATATGAATTATATTCGGTAACAAGTAGTAATTTTGAATCTTGGTATAATGGAATATATTCTAGTGCTTCTATATATGATACTAGAAATAATAATCGATTAATAAGAAGTATTCCAGAATTTATGTTATTAGATGAAAATAATGAACAATTATCTACATTTATTAATATGTTGGGTCAGCATTATGATATATTATATACATATATTAATGCAATGACATTAATTAATTCTAGAGATGAACATCCTAAAAAAAGTATGCCAAATGAATTATTATATTCAGTAGCAAAACAATTTGGATGGAATTTAACTAATGGAAATCAATCAAAAGAATTATGGGAATATACATTAGGCACAGACGAAAATGGAATTCCTTTAACTGGATCTAATAGCGTTGGAGATCCTTCGGTACCTAGTAGAGAGGTTACATATAATATATGGAGACGAATTGTTAATAATATTCCTGGATTATTAAAAGCTAAAGGTACAAAAAGAAGTGTGCAAGCATTATTAGCTTGTTATGGAGTACCGCAATCATTAATAACTATTCAAGAATATGGCGGACCTAGAATTGCAAGGCCTCCTACATATGAAAAATTAAATTTTGATTATGCATTAGATTTAATTAAAAATACAACCGGAATTGTTAGGACTGATTATAATCAAAATATTGGAGCAGTTGAATTAAGATTTAGAACAGATAATGTTTTAAAAAATCCAATATTACCTAGCACTATGAATTTATTTTCTGCAGGAGGACATGATGTAACTTTAGAATTTTCTAGAGGCACTATGGGTAAAATCCAAGTTAACGGAACATCATCTGCTGAAATTGAAATGTTTGAAGGAGATTATTTAACAGCATTATTACGAACAGGATCTAATAATACAGTTGAAGTATTGGCAAAAAAATCTAAATATGGAAAAATTGTTAATACTGTGTCTGCTTCTGCAGAAGGTAGTTTTTCTAATCCTGGTACTGTATTAATAGGAGGAACAACAGGAGGTAGTAGATTACAAGGCCATGTACAAGAATTACGTATATGGACTGGAAGTTTAAATGACGCTCCATATAATAATCATACAAAAGCACCATCTGCATATGATGGAAATGTAGATGCATATCAAGAATTAGTTTTTAGAACTCCATTAACACAAAATATTAATCATGCATTAACTTCTAGTTTAACTGGGGTACAACCTGATACTAAATTAACAATATCGGCTTCGTTTACAGGTTCTGGTTATCCTGCATGGACTAATAATACTCCATATGATTCTATAGAAGAAACATATTATTTTGACGGAATTTCTTTAGGAGCAGGCACATTTGATGATAATAAAATAAGATTAGAATCTCAAACATTAACTAATACATTAAATGTAGAAAATAGATCTACTTTAAATCAATTTGACACAGCTCCTTTAGATTCAAATAAATTAGGAGTATATTATTCTCCACAAACAATGATTAATGAAGATATTATTGCACAGTTAGGATTTACATTACTAGATGATTTAATAGGAGACCCAACTAATAATGATAGATATTCATATCCAGATTTAATAAATACTTCTAGAGAATATTGGAAAAAATATGCAGATAAAAATGATATGAATGCATTTTTACGAATATTTTCATTATTTGATTTATCATTTTTTAAGCAATTAGAACAATTATTACCTGCAAGAACAGAAAAAATATTAGGATTATTAATACAACCAACTATTATTGAAAGAAGTAAAGATTCTACATTAGCTAGAATTTCAAAATTAAATCAAACTTATAGTGGTAGTATAGATATAGAAAAAGTTATAAATGTAACTGCTAGTAAAGAAGATAAAAATACATCAATCGAAGTTATTAAAGAAACAGCATTAAGTGGATCGGTAAAAACTGCTTTAATTGAACTTGAAGAAAAAACTGCTAATAAAATTGAACCAATTAAAGAAGAGTTTGTTCAAGGAATTCAAGAAAATGATATACAAAATGATAATGATCCTATAGAAATAATAAATCCAAACTTCATAGAATCATCTAAAATTGATGAATTAGGTGGTATTGATATTGCTAGAAATAGTGTATTGTCTATAACTGGATCGTATGCTGCATATCGAGTAATAGTAGAAACTAGAGAAGATCCATTTGTAGGAAGTAGTTATTCTCGTAAATATTTAATTCAATCGGGTAGCACATATATTGTTGGATCTACTCCATATTGGGAATCAGAAGCTGTTGTACCATTTATAACTGCTAGTAGAGTATCTGAATTTTTAAAAATAAATTATTCATCGTCAATTGGAATAACAAGAAGAAAAGCACATGTGCAAGATTTTTTACCTACAGGTATAGCTAATCATAGGTTTAATGGATGTAAAATAACTAGTCCAGATTTTAATGTAGACTCAAAAGATACTCCAGATGGCAAACCAGTTATTGAAATTGCTGAAAATAATGGTAATAGAATTTTTACTCAACCACCAGGAATAAAAGGAAATTTTGATGTTAGGGAATAAAGCAATTTTTCTATCAACGTAATATTTATATAAAAAAAGGGAAATAACAATGGGATATTTAGATAATACTTCTGTTACTGTAGATGCGATATTAACAAATAAAGGTCGTGAACTACTGGCAAAAGGAGATGGTTCTTTTAACATAACACAATTTGCATTGGCAGATGATGAAATTGATTATGATTTATGGAATCCAAATCATTCATTAGGTTCTGACTATTATGGTATAGTTATTGAAAATATGCCATTAACTGAAGCATTGCCTGATGAAACTCAAGCAATGAAAAGTAGATTATTAACATTAGATAATAATACTACAACAAGAATACCTACTGTACAAGTAGACAAACAATCGATAACTTTAAATACTGGACAAGCAGCTGTTATACAAGCTTCTACGTTTGGAATGAATATGGCAAATTCTACATTTGGATATTCAGCAATTTTATCTGATTCATCTGTTGCTTTAATTACACCAGCAGCAGGACAAGAAATTACAAGTAATATTTTACCAACTGTACCTAGTATATCTGCAAATGCTGAAGCAACTAGTATAGCTTCTTTAAGTAAAGGTGCATTTAGGATAGTTGGAAAACAGTTATCAAAAGATAAAACAGCTACTATTACATTAATTGGAAATGAAACAGGTGGTAGCACAACTGTAAGTATAACTGTTAAAGCAGCTAATTTAGCAACAGTGCAAAGAGGTTAATAGGAGTTAACTAATGAATAAAATAATAGATTTAAAACAATTACCAAACCAAAGTCAAAGAGAACGTAGTTCTCGTACTAGAGAGTCAGCTAGAGAAATTGAAAGATCTCCAGAAAGAGAAGTAGGTAGAACTAGGGTAGAACAAGAACCTATGGCTAGACCACAAGAATTACGAACTCCTGACACTATTACAGTAAAAGAACCTAGACCAGAAGGTCGTCCGGTAATACAAGATCCGCTTACTGGTGGTGAAATTGCTGAAGAAACAATTACATCTATACAAAATCAAGCTGTTGATGATTATATACAACAAGTAACAAATCAAAACTCTATAATAAATGGTGGTAAAACATTTCAATTATTTGATATAAATGGTGATATTATAGATGCATCTAAAGAAACTGTTACGGCTGGGTTATGGAGTGATAATTTAACTGAATTGCAAAATTATTTTACTCAATCAATGACTGCAGCACAATCTCAATATTATGTTAATGTTAATCAAAAATTACCTTCATTAACAGGATCTGCTACTCAATATGCTTTAGCATATGGTAATGCATTAGGAAGTGGTTCTTCAACTAATGGAAGTATTGATGACGCTCCATCAAGAGCAATTTATAGTCAATATAGACAATTATTATTAAATAAAGACGTTACTAGATTTTCAACTCCAGCTTCTGGTAGTACTGATTCTATATATGTTATAAACTTTCAAAGAAATAGAGCAAAAGAAAAATTAGATCCAGGAAATTTTGAAATACCATTAAGTACTTTATCTAGCTCGCAAGCTTTAGACGCAACAGGAAGTGTTGCAATTAGTGGAGCTGCTAATACATTTACTTTAATTGATGATTCAACTATAGCATCAGCATCTAATGAAGATGCAGGAAATGTATATTTTGTTGTTTCTGGTAGTATTGCAAATGGTGTCTATAATCCAGCCGCACCTCATTATTATGGACGTGTGTTTTGTGATCATAGTACTATTATATTAGATGGA